GCAAAAAATGTGACAGCAGCAAGAACTGGTATTTCTTCGGGGGCCACTGCATTAAGGCGTCATGGAAGCGTTGTAGCCAACACATATATGACACCTGGTCAAATAAGTATAGCAAAGAAAGCCTCCATGGGACTAGGAGTTGGGGCAGCAGGTGCTCTAGGTGTAAACGCATATAAAAATAGATCTAATAGACAAAGGGGTATGTAATGTATGGCCGTATGGTATCAGCAGTAACTGGTTCTTCTTCTGGAGCAAAAGCATTAGGGGCACTGGCTCCAATGGCTAGAGCTGTTAGTCAAGGTGCTGGCCGCGCATCAGCTACAATGGGAATGAGATCTATGGCAACATCTGGTGCAAGAAGTAGGATGTATGGAGCTGGAGCTACCGCAGCAAGTGCTATAGCTAGACATCCCATGAGGGCAATAGGTGGAGCAGGTGTTGGTTTAGGTGCAGCTGGTTATGGTGCTAGTAGACGCAGAGGTAGCCAAAACTACCCAATGTATTAGGATTAACAAATGTTAAGTGCAGCTAGAAGACTTGGCTCAAGCAGTGCAAGAGCCTTGGGATCTGGAGCGAGAAGGTTTTCTGGCTATCAGGGTGGAATGTCTTTTTCTACAATGGGTAAGGCTAGAATGGGTGCCGGTGCAGCTGGTGTAGGTATGATGGCTATGCACACCAATGCAAATAGGGGATCCTATAAATCTGGATACATACCAAAGTCAACAGCAACAAGAGGACTAATGCCAAAGTCATCTGGTGGAATGATGTAATAATAAAATATAAGATATATGTGATATGTGGAGAAAAAATGAATGATTGGAAAAACTATATAGATGTTAATGGTAACTTTGAATTACCAAATTTTTTATACAAAACAATTAATGAATTAATGAAACAGTCTTTAGATATGGGTACTTTGTTATCTGACGATCAATATAAACTAAGAGCTTATAAAGAACAGATAAAAAAACTTTTTAAAAATAAATGGTATTCAATAGCAGAGTCTCTTGAGTTCTTTAATCTTATTGAAGAATGCGTGTGTAAAAATAGTCAAAAAGAAAACTATTGTGACGTATGCAAAGGTGCGAGATACGTAATATCTTCAACTCTCTCTCCTGATGAAATGAGAGAAATAGGTGTGTTTATAAATGCACGACAAGATGTAGAAATTATGGATAAGCTACAAAAAAGCTTAATGCAAGCTCTTAATGACGTGCAGTAGATGTAACTCAAGTACTCAAGTTGTTTCAGAATATTATGATTTTGAAGACAAAGTGTTAGTAAGAGATAATCTTTGTGTTAATTGTAATAGTGTATTAATTGAAAAGTTTTATGAAAATTCTAGATATGTTAGTGATTGGATAGATTTAGGTGGCAAATATAGAAAAACATGATAAAGATTCTTTTATTAAGAATTTTGAATCTTTAAGACCAGATTTGTTCTTTCCTGAAGAATGGTCGCAAGATGAAGTTGATAAAGCTATTGAATTAGTCAGACCTCAAAAAACAAGAACATCAATGTTTGCATCCATACCAATGAGATGTGAAGCAGAAAGATGCATATTTGCTAGTACGTGTCCGTTACTGCAAGAAAATTTAGCACCTAAAGGTAAAGCATGTCCTTTAGAAATGTCTATAGTTTCTCAATTTACTACAGAGTATATGCAACAGTTGGATGTCAGTCCTGATAATTTAGTTGAAGTTTCAATGGTTAGGGATTTAGTTGATCAAGAAGTCCAATATATGCGTAAAACAAAACTTTTGGCAAAAGAACATTTTATTCAAGAAAATGTAATTGGTATTGATTCAAATACTGGTGAACCAATTATGAAAAAAGAATTACACCTAGCTGTTGAATTAGAGGATCGACTCCATAAAAGGAGAAAAGATTTACGTAATCAATTACTTGCAACAAGAGAAGCAAGAGCTAAAGTTGGTCAAGTCCAATTAGATACTGCACAAGCAATTTCAGAAATTATTCATAAAGTTCAAGATATAGAAAAAGAAAGAAATAAAATTCTTAAACAAAAACTTGGAACTTATGACGTTGATGAATATATAGAGTCTCAAGAATTAGAAAAAGGTAAAGATGGTATCGATTAGAGGCAGAAGAGATCTTGAAGCAAGTAAGGACCTAGCTAATAAAATATTAATTGGACAAAGGTCTTTATCTGTTCAAGGTCCATTGTCTCATTTGCCATTAGCAGGACAAAGTAGTGGTCCTGTTTTTATGTCAGCTTTAGATATATCTTCTATATACGACAGAACATATCAAGGCAATACAATTAACAACTTGCTAGCAAATCAAATAACTCAAATTCAAGATGAAGTTATGACAACTATGGCAACGCAAGAAAATTTGTCAATGTATGGTCGCAAGATACTCGGTGTTGGAAGAGTTGAAACTCCTGAAATGAGAAGACTAAGAGCAAAAGCTCTAATAGCCAGTGGGGAATTTGATCTCCAAATGTTAAATAGACAACAGCAGTCTCAAATATCAACGACATATGTTAACGAAGTGTTGAAGTTGAGAGAAGTTTTAGAAAAAAAAGGAATGCCAGGATTATCTCTTCCAACTAGAAACCCATACAATGAATTTTATAATTACCTTATTGATCCAACTTTAGGAGCTGATCCGAATCAGGGAATTCACCCAATGTCTGTTGCTTTAGGTAGAGCTTCTATTTCAGTTAAAGTTGGTGGAGGAACTATAGAAGATGCAATAAAAACTTCAAGAGGAAAAGTGATGACTTCTTCTAGGGCAAACCAACTAACCGCTCAATCAAGAAGAATGCTACAAAAAGGTGAAGGTCAAGGATTAAATATCTATGGTGTTAATCTCAATGGTGCTGTAGATGATCTCGCAGACTTAGGAGCTCCATATGATATCGGCAGGCATCAAATAGGTAGGAATGATACTTTTTATATTTCTACAATGGACATTGAAACAACTGGTATAAGTCCCGACTCTCAAACTAGAACACTTTCTATATTAAGAAGAAAAGCTAGATATTCAGCTGAAGGAGCTTTAGAGTTTTTAGATGAATCAAACAATGTTATAGATGATGCAATTAGACCACAGGATATAAGGTCTTTTCATATAAGAACAACAAGAATGAACGCTGCAAGGGTAACCATGCCAGATGGTACACGAATGCCATTGTCTGAAATGGCAGTATTAAGAGAGTCAGGTGGTCAACCGGTTTATCAGCAAGGCGAAGAAGCACTTGGTGCGTTTACTGATGCTATGAAGTATATTATGGGAGAGGACTTAGAGGCTGCCACTGGTGTTAGACCAAAAGTTAGATTAGCTGGTCACAATGTTGGATCATTCGATATTCGATTCTTAATGAACAATATGTTAGAAATAGCTTCTGAGATTCCTGCAGGCATGCCAGCAGAAACAATGAGGGTAATGGGTGATTTTACTGATGAAATAATCAGTAATCCATTTTTTATTACAGACACAATGGATGCAACTTTTATAGAGATGAGTAGACAAACATCTCAAATATCAGAAATGTTAAGAATGAATGGTGTACCTGACGACAGAATTAATAATATAATTTATGAAACATTTCTTGATAAATCACTAAGAACAAAAGCTGCAATTACTGGTGAACGGAGCAACAAAGCTTTCTGTAGAAAATTTAATATTAAACACAAATTTACTAGAATTAATGGAAAATGAAGGTTTATCAGATGATCTGTTGTCTACATTGGGAACAAAAGGAACACACACATCTGATGTTGACGTTGTTGTTCAGTCATATTTGGAAAAATATTTTGAATCAGGTCAATTAAAAATACAAGTAAGTGAATCAGAACTTAGAGATCAATTATCTGGACTAGATGATGTTGATTATGAACAGGTAAAACAAGTCTTAAGGGGAGAGGGAAACTTAAGAGAAAAAGGTTTTACTTCTTTTCAAAAGTTTATGAGAAGAAAAGCTAGTAGTAGCTCCGCAATAACATTAACAACAAATGTTCAAGATGTAACAACTTTGTCTGATGATGTATTTGGATTTTTATCTCAAACAGAACAAGGTAGACAAAAGATTTCTCTTGCTGTCGATGCAGAAGTTATGAGAACAAGACTTGGTGTAGATGTGGGTGACGAAGCTTTTGAAGGAACCCTGAGATTTATGCCAGGTGCTGGTCGTTATGAAATTCCTGGACTTACTGTTGGAACAGGTGGTTATGATCCATCTGCAGCATCATTTCAAAAAACAGCAAGAGATTTTATTACTCAAACACTAGAAGCAGCAAGAGAAGGTTCAAAGCAAAATCTTATTGTTAGAGCAGAAAACATTGCAGCTGGAATACCAGAAGCTTCAATATTAACAAATCAAGCTCAAGACCTAGTTCAAAATATTTCAATGAGTAATTTACTTCAATCTCAAATTGATGAAGTAGTCGCAGCAAAAACAAAAGGTGTTGAAAGATTAGATTCAGGAGTACGAATAGGGCTACAGGCAGAACATCTCTCCCTAACGGATAGATATTTTAGGGATGAGGCGGGTAACTTAATGCCCGTACGATATGGAGATATATTAGACACAGGTACCGAAAGAATAGACGAATATACTGCAAGACTAGCAGAAACAAGTTTACCTTATTCTACAATAGACCCTAGATCTAGGGTTATATCTACTCAATTATCAGAAGCAACAGCAGATGTTGGTAAACTTATTTTTCAAGCAGAGGCAAACGCTGCAACAAGTGCAGCAGATGCAAAAGTATATAGATCAATAGCAGATACTATTGAAAAAACAAATGATTACGCACTTTCTTATTTCTTAGGTCAGGGCAAAGGAGCCGAAGAGGTAACGGCAGGCAAAGTTCCATATGCAAGACTAGTTATTGGTGATGAGACTGTAGCTGGTAGAAATTCAAGAATGATCATACCTTACGATGTTTTTAGAAACTTGACAGTAGAAGTTGAAGGAACTGCTATGAAAATTGGTAGTCAACAATATTTAGAAGCAGGACTTTCAACATATCACATGAGCTTTCCTCAATTACCTTCGGGTGATTCAATAGTAAACTTAGTATTTCATCATGAATTTGCACAAGGAGAACAAGGCTTAAATCAAGCAAGAAATGTCATCAATCAAATTAATGCAGGAGTATTGGGTCCAAGGTCTGGTTCTGACTTTACTAGCGCTAAAGATCCAATTAATCAAATGGTAGCAGACATACAAAGAGTTTCTGGAAATGCACTGAAACTATCAAAAGAACAAACCTCAGCACTTGCAGTAGCACAATCTCCATATGCTACAGCTGACGAAGTCGCAAATGCAATAAGACTGATGGGTGATGATACATATAATCAAGCAGTAGGTATTTATGATCAAATTGTCACCCAACAAGCAAGAGATTTGATGAACAGGCAAACTGGTGGAATAGTTGCTATTTCAAATCAAGGCGTAGCAGCAGAAGGAATTCGCGAAGTTTATAGAACAATGGCCCCTGAAATTGGGGACTTAACTGACGCGGAATTGCAAAACTTGCCAGTAAGAGTTGCATATATGGGAGAAGAAGGTGTTGCAGTAAGTGCTATCCAAAACGCTGAAGCAGAAAGAATAGCTCAACAAATAGTTGTAGGTAAAATGGGGGAAACTACAGAAGATGCAGCAGATACTGCAGCAGCAAGAGTTCAAGCAAACCTAAGAGGCGTAGCTCAAGATAAAGAAGCTTTAGAAGGTCTAAAAGATGCCTCTACAAGAATTGTAGACGATCCAGGGTTTGATATAGCTCGACAAACAGCAACAGCTCTTCCTGGAGAAAAAAGAGTATTAGCAGGAAGACAATTTTGGACTAAAAACAAAGGAGCAATAGCATTAGGCGTTGCTGCTGTTACTGGTGGTTATTTATATGGTAAATATAGAAATAATAAGCAAGAAAAAAGACTATATAACGAAACCATGCAGATACAAGAACCACAAGAGGAACAAAGGAGGTTTGGAATAAGAGATGCGTTACTAGATAGAGTAGAGAATCCAAAACCAAAACTTGATCCACTTGCTACAGCTGGAGTAGTTGGCAATTTGGATAGATCTAAAATTAATCACCAAAATATGAACCCTCATAAGAACGCACATCTATTTTAAGGATAGTCATGGCAATACTAGGATCAATAGGTAAATCAGTTTATAACGCAGCCACATCAAGAATGGGGGCAGCTGCCATTATTGGTGGCGCAGGTGCATACGGAATGTATCAACAAACTGCAAGACCTGCAATGGACGCAGCAATGGATGTTGCTCTTGGTGACCCTAATGCAGATGAATACTTTGTTGGAGAAAAACTTTCACCTTTGATTTTTGGTGGTGGAATTATTGGCCGGAGCAGCAAATGCAGCCAGATTAGCGTCCCCACAATATTATCAAGACTTTGCTCCAGTTCCTGATCCAGGTGTTGGTACAGTAGTTGGAGGAGCAGCAGGAGCAACAGTAGGCGGTTTACTCGGTGCTGGAGTTGCAGGAGGAATATACGCAGGCTTAAAAAGATTTGGTTTTAGTGATATGACTGGCGCAAGAAAAATGATATTAGCAGGCGCTGGAATAGGTGGAATGGCCGGTGCCGGTGCAGCAACAGTATCGTCCGGACCTGGTGGGATCGGTGGACTAGCACTAACAGGTGCAGCTATTGGTGGAGTAATGGGTAAATCAAGAGGTGCACTAGCTGGAGGAATTTTAGGTGCTGCAGTGGGAACTGCTGGATATGCCTCTCTTGCTTCAAATAGAGGAACACAAGGTTTAAGGACACCATATGGCGGAAATAGAACACTTAATCCAGAAACACTAGATTATGATGTTGAATTTAATAATCCAGGAGCAAATGCAAGGAATGTTTCTTTAGCAAATGCTAGAGCACTAAATTCTCAAGGTGACATAGTTCTCGGTATGCACAACAGGAGAAGAGGATAAATTGATAGGAAGTGCAGAAAATAAAGTAGCAGCATTTGAAGCTATGTCTGCGGAAGCAGGAATGCCAGCACCCTTTGCTGCCATTGAGGCTGCTTCTCCTATGTTGAATCCATTACTTCTTACTGGTTTTAGTAATTATAGGTATCAACAAACATTAATTAAGGGTGGATTTAAAGACTCTAAATTTATGTCTTCCATAAGACCTGGAAGCAGAAGAGCTGGATTAAGGTCTTTTCGGTGCTGGGTCGTTAACACCAACTGATTTAAATTCTAGTTCATTTTTTGGTGGAAGAAACATATTTGGTCAAACTACAGCAAGAGGCCAAAGGATGCTTAATAGAGCATCTGGTAGTTCTGGCAGGATAGTTGGTACTGGTGGCCAAAGAAGATTTGTTCCAGATAAAACAAGAGCAACATATGGAATGGGTAGGGGTTTTAGGACTAATTACAATCCATTTAATATGTTACGAGGAAGGTATAGTAATCTTTCGGTTTTTGGAGCAGGTCCTAAGTCTAACTTTTATGCCCCAAACCAAGGAGGTCTATTTGCTTCAATAGGTAATTTGGGCTCTGCTGATGATCCAAGATTTAGCGGAGGTGTCATAGGTCGTTTGGGTGCACTAGCTAAGATGGAAAGAGTAGCCAACAAAGGTGGCATAAGATCTAACGCAAGACTAGCTAAATTTGACCTAAACCTTGCAAGAGTTATGGGTATGAATAACACTGGCTTAATGGATGATGTTATGAAATCCACAACTCAGTTAGCAAGAGGCACGGGACCGGTTGGTATGTCGGGTCTTACTGCAACTCAAAGGCTTGCAAACGCAAGAGCAGCTCAAACTACTGGTCAGTTAGGCGCTGCTCGATCCCTGGCAGCATCGGGTGGTTCAGCTGTAGGTTTAGGCGCAACAAGTGCAGTAACTACTGGAATGCGCAGATACGCAGCATATGAAGGAGTTAAGGGTAGATATTCTAAATCATTCATGAAGGGTATTTTGACATCTGGTGGTGGAGTCGAAATGAGAACCTTGGGTGGAACAGTAGGAAGAACAGCTTCTTTTGGTGTTGCGAATATAGCAATGACCGAAACAGCAGAAGGTATTATTAGACCTCTAGCAGCAGCATTAGAAAATAATAGTAAGCTTTTAAATACAGCTGTAAACAGGGGTGCAAGCAGTGGAGCTTATGCGTTTGCTCCATCTATGGCAGATGACATTGTCAAAGCCCGATTTGGAACAATGGCAACAGATATAGTTGGTAAAGGCATAATTAAAAGCATGGGAGTCAAAGGTGCTGTACAGGCAGCTAAAGCTGGTGGAGCAAGAGTCGGTTTAGCTGTTGCTGGAGAAGCAGCATTAGCAGCTATTCCTGGTGTAAACTTAATATTTGCAGCAGACATGGCATATCAACTGGCGAAGCTTGCTGGTAAGGGAGTGAAAGCTGGTATTAATTTTGCTAAGGATGGACTTAAATCTATGGAAGGCACTATGAACAATGGTGTATTTGGTAACGGATATCAGGATAACGAAGTTGCAGCAACGTCAAGAGCAAGAGGTGTTATGGCAATACAGAACTCAAGACTAAATGCAAGATCACTTCTTGGTTCAGAGGCATCAATGATGCATGCGCACTTTGGATAAATTATGTTAGATAAAACAAAAGAATTTAGAGAAAAGTTAAAAAAATTATCTAGAGAAGATCTTCTAGAAATTATACAAGAACAAAACCCAGAAACTATTAAACAAATTAATAGAATTGAATGGGTGTTTAAAAATAAATTACAACATTTGTCTTGGAATGATGGAACTCCAGTTCTAGAAAGGCCATTAACAACTTCTGAGCTTTCTCTTTTGGTTGAAGAACCTTTTGAGATTGACAACGAATTACTTAATATAGGTGTATCTGCAGAGCAACAAAGACAAATACACATCGCTAAAGATCCTTGTAGGTGGGCAAAGCACTTTCTTAATGCAGAGACAAGAGTATATCAAACCTTAATATTAAGAGATCCAGCTTTAAGAAAAGTTTTAAGAGCTGGTCGTCGTTTAGGTAAAACTTTTAGTATGGCTATATATCTTCTTCATTATAGTTATACACATAAAGATGGTAGATCATTAGTTATTGCACCAATGAAAACTCAAGTAGAATTAATTTATCAAGAGATATTAAGGTTATCTTCTAAGAGTGAAATAGTATCAAATTCTATAACAAGAAAAGTTACTTCTCCTCAATTTATGATTCAGTTTTCTAACGGATCAACAATTAGATTCTTTACTTCTGGAATGAGATCTGGCGGAAAATCCGACGTTGCTCGTGGTCAGGAAGCACATGTTATTGTTCTTGACGAAATGGACTACATGAATCCAGACGACCTTGACGCACTATATGCAATGCTTCAAAAAACAGCAGAAGATCAACCCGATAAGGTTCTTATTGGAGCTTCTACTCCTACAGGAAGAAGAGAAAGGTTCTGGGATTGGTGTAGGTCTGAAAGATTTAAAGAGTTTTGGTTCCCTTCTTATTGCAATCCTTTCTTTAGCAAAGATCAGGAGGATGAATTCAGGGAGGAATACTCAGAGTCTGGCTATAGGCATGAAATTGAAGCTGACTGGGGTGAAGATTCAGAGGGTGTTTATCCAAGAAGATATGTAGACAGATCTTTTATTGAACCTTCTTGGAATTATATTCCAGAAATACAATCCGCCAGAAGTTTTTATACGATAGGTGTTGACTGGGATAAATACGGTGCAGGAACAAATATAGTCGTACTTGAAGCTTGTGCAGAAAATTATGAAGAAGAAAGATTCAGAGGAAAAATAAGATTAGCTTATAGAGAAGAAATTCAAAAATCTGAATACACTCTTACTTCTGCAGTTAGTCGCATAGTTGAATTAAATTCTTCTTTTCAGCCAAAACACATATATGTAGACAGAGGGTTTGGAGAAGTTCAAGTAGAGTTACTTCACAAGTATGGAATTGAAAACCCTACATCGCATCTAAAGGATAGAGTAAAAGGTGTTTCTTTTAGCGAAACAATAGAAATCCGCGATCCATACACTAAACTTCCTATTAAAAAAGAAATCAAACCTTATATGGTTGATAATCTCAGACAGTATCTTGAAAGAGAACAGGTATTATTTCCACTCTCAGATGAAGAGATGTACTTGCAGCTCATATCATATGTTGTTGTTAGGACAACGCAAACTGGAAGGCCAGTTTTTGAGGCAGGCGGTTCCGCTGTTGACCACGCTCATGATGCATTAATGCTCGCTCTTCTTGCTATTACACAAAATTATGGAGAATTTAGTAAGCTCAAGACAGCAACAAATACAGCATCATTTTCAAACACATTCTTCATGCCAAAAGAATCAACGTCGTCTTCAGAAGATGGAGAAAAAGAAGGGTCTAGTTTCTATTTATCTACAGATAGAGCAAAGAAAATGGCTCCAAAAGGTTTTGGTCAAAGAAAGAAAAATGTTTCAAGTAGAAAAATGTTTTAGGTATTATTATGTCAATTGAAAATATTAATCAGATACAACCAGTAGAAAATAATCTTTTTGGAGATTATGGACTTAATGGCGTTTCCTTGTATGGTTCTGAACAAGAAAAGTTAAAAGTAAACAATAGAGAAAAGTTTGCAGATATTGCAACTTTAAGCTTAGGTAGCGATCAAACATACAATATTCCACTGGAATCTGTTAGAAACGAAACACGAGTATGTATTAAAAGCTTGGAGACTTTTGTTGAAGACATGGATATTATATTACAGCAGGTAAATATTTTCCCAGATGCTTCCCCAATCTTAGATGAAACCCATAATCATATTTGGTCAGAATTAAAAAATAACAGGTATGTTAGAAGTCTTTATCCATTAGATGAAGATTATGAAGTTCCTGATTTTGTAAGTTATACAGAATACTTATATGCAGAAAAACATCAGTGTAGGGGGTGTAGAAAGTTTATTAAAGAATATGAAAAATTAACTTCAACAACAACATTTGCACATTTATATTCATTTAGAAAAATAGTATTAAATCTTTTAAATGAAGCATATTGTATACAACTATCTTTACAGGAGGATTTTGGTTCCGATTATGAAGACGAATCACAACAACAGACAGCAACGTACTACCTATACTGGCTCAAAATGGCGACCCATTATAAGAGGGTCTTTGAAAACTCCATACCAGCCTCACCAACGCTCCTCCCAGAATCCGAATTGGATCAAGTCTCTAAAAAACAAGCCGCTCAATTTCAAACATTTTTTTCGATCAGAGTAAATTCTGAAACAAATAATATTAACAATCAGTTGAATTCTCTTCATAAAGATTTAAACGACGACTGTAATGTTTTTTACTTAAAGTTTTTAAGACCTTCTTTAAGGTTTAAGTCTAAGGTGGCAAGCGAAATCGAAATAGACTTTAGAACTACCAATATGACAGGCACAATGCCTAAGCTTGCAGAAGAAGCAGTTACAGCCATGTTGTCGATAGAAGGTAATTTTAAATCTCTTCTTACAGATTTATTGGAAAGAAGAAATTTAATGATTAAAAAAATTGATTCAATATATCAATCAATTCTTCAAAGAAGAAAATATATTTTATACATTTCTCAACTAGCACATAAAGCTTTGAGTAAAAATAAAATTGTAACAGATAAATTTGATCAATCTAAAGTAGATCTTATAACTGCAGCTGTTGTAGATAGAGAAATTACAACACAAAAACTAACTTCAAGCCATGCACTATTAGATGATTTAGAAGAAGACGCACATCCTCAATACCTATTAAGGTCTGGGGGAATACTAACTGGTAATGTTCAGGTTGAAGAAGGCGTTACGATTGATGGGGTTCAACTCAGTACACATGCACATAGTGGTTCAGATGGAAGTAGTAGAATTAAAGCTATAGATATTGATTTTGATTCAGTTAGAGAAGAATATGGCGAAACAAAATTATTGGAGATTAATGATATAATAGATGTCAAAGTAGATTCTTTTATACCGGATATATTAACAGGTGGTATTCCAGTGGCAGACGTGGTTGTGTCTATTAATATTCCTGAATATCTTGAAGATAAATACGATTTTGAAATTCAATATATAGAGATTTAAATTATGGCTTGGTTTAAGTATTTAACATCAGATTCACTTATAGCTGCCTCTCCATATGTAGAGCAGTATGTAATTCCGCCTTTAAGAAGGCGGAATTACAGTTGACGAGTTAAAAGATCCAATCTATGCCAATGATTGGTTATTTGCCAAAATAGACGGAATTAAAATAAATTATCTTCTAGATAAAACAATGCAGGAGGTTCAACAGGACCATTCTTATTTAGTTGTTTGTGAATCAGGAACAGATACATATGACGCAACACCACTTTCTACGGCGATAGTTGGAAATGTAGTTTATTTTAAATCTGCAAAAAATCAAAATAATAATACGATTTCAAACTATGAATACAATCTATATTACGGAAGAGATTATATAAAATATATAAACTCAAAGCCTTACTATGATTACAATATTGATGAGCTCAAAACTATCTTTATCCAAGATGATCAAACAACAATAAATTACTATACCACTGCAAACAACTCAATGACCTATGCTCCGTATAGTGCCACACCTTCTCAGATTAATCTTTATCAGCATGAGGTAAACTCCAGTAGTTCTGATAAATATTTGATGACATTTTTTAATGATGGAATAGATTGGAATAGTGGCTACTCCACAAAAGAAGGAGCAAAAGTTTCTGTTAACTTTGACGGACCAAATTTTATTCTCACTGGAAATAAAGGTCCAGATTATGGAATTTTTAAGTATAGAATAATACAAAAAGCAGCATCATCTGATGATATAGAATCTGTAGTTATTAATTGGACAGAGGTAGATTGTTATTCATTTCAATTGAGTGAGCAAACATTGGTTTCAAGAAACGATCTAGATTATTCAGAATATTTCCTAGAAATAGAAACAATGTCAGAAAAAAATACTCTTTCTTATGGAAATAATATTTATATAAAAAATCTTAAATTTTTAAGAAATTTTTCTTTTATTGTAGGAGAAGAAGAATTAAATCCTGATTTATCATTTATTTCAATAGGCGGCATAAGATAATGGCAATTATTAAAAAAACAATACAAAATTTAAAACCAGGTAAGCAATACTTATTAACTGTTAGACCAAAAGACGCAGATCTCAATACCACTTTAGATCCAACAGCTGCAATAAGATTTGTCGTTCCGTCTGATCAAACTGAACCAACACCCTTAGGTAACTTAATAATATCGACAAATTATAAATCTGTTATGATATCATTTAATCCTTCTAATGATCCAGATTTAAAGGGTTATGAATATAAAGTTTATGATGACTCACAGGTCCAACAAGTAGGTTTATCCTATACCCCAATTAATGAAAATACTTTTGAGCTTTCTGGATTTTCTTCTTCTAATGTTATTACAGCAGATGTAGTAAACCAATCTTCTTTAACAGATGGTACTCAAACTGAAGATATAGAAAATAACCTAATTACAAATGAAACTATTTTAGATGAAAAATTTTATTTTGTAAAAGTAAGATCAGTAGATACTTCTGGTAACGTATCTGCTTGGACACCATTGGTTAGATCTGGTCAAATACCACTAATTGAATCCTCTCATATCAGAGAATTAAGCGCATCAAAGATTACTTCAGGTTGGATAGGCGCACAACAAATAACATTAACTGGTCCAGAATCTGTTTTAAAATCTTCTACCTATAAAGATGAAAAAGGTGGATTAACAGCAACATTAACTGCGGGTCAAAATACAGTTCTAGTAACAAACGGTACAGATTTAGATGGAAACTATATTCGTGGCATATATCCAGGAATGTATTTGTTTATTCCAGGATCTTCTGGAAGTGTTGGTAAATTTGGTTCAGCTGCAAGAGTAAACGAAGTATTTGATGGAACAAATACATTTACAGTGACTGTTCCTCACGAACTTTCGGGGGAAGTTTTTTTTAGCGCTTATGCAAAAGGCTGGTATATCAACGGTGCTGGACAAGTAAACTTTGGTGGTAGGCAAGGTATTACATTTGACGGAACCCAAGTTAGGATTGGTTCAGACACAATTATCGAGCCCAACGTAGAACTGCCAAATTCAACTGGTCTTGTAATTGATGCTGGAACATCTAGTTTGGCCATCACTAATTCTTCTAGTGGAATTGGCTTAAAAATAAATTCTGGAACAAATACAGGAAATAACTATTGGTTTGTTGACGGATCTTTTAAAGTCGGAAAATCAGATAAATATATTGAATACAATGGATCAACAGGAGATCTTAATATTGTTGGTCAAGTCAATATAGGTGGAACGGCAGCTGATGTTGTTGCGGCTGGATCAGCAGCTGGTACAACAGCATTACAGCCAGGTAATGGAATATCTCAAAACTCAACCAATAAACAGGTAACACAAATATCTGGAAATATTATTAGAACTGGTTCTATAGTTAGTCAAGACGGAAATAAGACAATAAATCTTACTAATGGAACTATTAATTTCAATAATAAATTTACTGTAGACGCCGCAGGAAATGCAGTCTTTGACGGAACAATTACCGCACAGGCAGGATCTATTGCTGGACGATTAACAGCTGGTTCAAATGTTTCTATCGGAGTAATGAATCACATAAATTCATATTACAAGGGAATTGATTTAAATGGTGGCTTTACAAACTGTTTTATCCGAGGAGATGCCGGAGAAATATACCTAAGGGCAGATAACGGGAGTCAGTGGATTAAATTTGAAAATGGAACTGTTTATATTAAGGGAGTTGGTTTTGAGGTAAACGGAAGCAGCGTACTTATAGGCGAGAACGCAACAATTGGAAAAAACTTAAAAATTGCAGAAGACTGTGTTATAGGAAACAGATTAAGAGTTAATCAGGCTGCAGCTGCTGGCGGAACAACAGTAATGAGAGTTAAGGCAGATGGAGACACATCGACAACTAGATATCCATTTGTTGTTGAAAAAGCTAACGGAACTAATATACTAGAAGTTAGAGAAGATGGAAGGGTTAATATTGGAGGTTCTTTAACCGTAAATGGAACTTCTGTATCCCTTTCTGGGCATACGCACTCCTATGCATCAACATCACACACACATGACTACTTTCCAGATTCGGGAGGTACGCTAAGTGGAAGCTTGTATGTTACTGGAAATGTGTCTTACAAAATGGTTGCCAGTGGTACTGGAGTATCTCAGACTACAGCTGGTACCGTTGGTGTTCTGTGTTTTTCAAGTACTGCAACAGCAAATCAAAAATTTGTTTATTGGAAATCTGGAACCGGATCAAGTATAAGGTTTAAAGAAAACATTGAACCAATAGAAGCATCTGTTTCAAATTTAGAAAATTTTTGGAATTTAAAACCAGTAATATTTGAGTACAATGAAGAATATGGTGGTTCAATTAAACACGAACGTCCATATGGTTTTAGAAAACATTTTGGTTTTATAGCAGAAGAAGTTGAAAAGCTAACTCCATATTTGGTATCATATGACGATGAATCATTGGTCGATGACGTTAAGTATGACTCACTATTTACCGTATTGTATAGTGAAGTTAAAAAGATGAGACAGTGGCTAATGGAAAACCACAATTATCCAGGATAGGCAGATGCAAGAATCAAACTTAGATATAAATATTATTATTCAAACTTTTCAAGAAAAGATAGCTCAATTAACTACTGATATAGTTGTTAAAGAGGCTACAATTAAGCAGTTAAACGCAATGTTGGTCCAAATGAGTAATCATACTCATGAAGAAGAAAATGTAAAAGAAGATCAAAAGGATAAGTAAAATGTCAGATGAAACAGTAGAAGCCAAAAAAGATTTTAATGTATCGATTAATATCTCAGATAAGAACCTTTCTTATAAAAGTGACTTTAACGAGGCAGAAACCATATTTTGGTTGGAAGCCGTAAAAAACCTAATTATTCAAAAAGCTTTTGAATCTGCAGGGATGAATTCTGATCAATAGGTCAATCAGGCCTATATAAAATGGCTATAGCTGCAAAAAAACACTACTATTAATATAAGTTATATATAAGCATTGGAAGAAAAATGGCCATAAGAGATTACCTTCCTTTTCAGAATCAACAAGAAAATGTTGACTTTGTAGCCAAGACAATTAGTACTAGCGATATTTCTACTCTTTCTAAGAGTATGAGAGTCGCTGCTTTGGCATTGGGTTTTAGAGGTGTAGATTTTTATTTTAGTAATAGATCACACTTTGAACCAGCTCCGTATGATTTTGATCGTATTATTCAAGCAATAGATACTGACTCTTATGTTAGACAGGCTATATCAAAATATAAGGATTTGTTTTGGAAAGAAGGATGGGAAATATCTTCTGAAAATCAAGAAGCAGTTTCTTATTTACTTCAAAGAATAGACTTTCTTGAGATGGCTATGAAAAGACCATTTATAGAATTCTTAATGGAAGTTTTTGATCAGCTTATTAAGTTTTCAAATGCCTTTATAGTTAAGGCAAGGGCAGATATTGGCGAGTATTTTCCTGGTCAAATAGAGGGAATTAATGGTGGATACCCAATAGTTGGATATTATTTAATACCAACAGAGCAAGTAAGAATTTTAAGAGATAAGCATAATAAGCCAAAATCTTATATGCAACAAACAGACCCTTTCACTTATGGTCCTACTGGTACTGACCCAACATGGTCAGCAGAAAAGGTAATACATTTACATTTTGATAGAAAGACAGGACGTGCGTTTGGTACTCCTTTCTTGAGCACTGTGTTAGATGACGTTGTTGCTCTAAGACAAATGGAAGAAGATATTCAAAACCTTGTTCACAGAGAATTGTTCCCACTTTACAAATACAAAATTGGTACACCAGAGCAGCCAGCAGAGCCAGACGAGATAGATAGAGCTGCAGTAGAAATAGAAAACCTTAGAGCTGAAGGTGGCCTTATACTTCCACATAGACATGATGTTGAAGTTATTGGTGGTCAAGGCGAATCTTTAGATGCAAGTTCATATCTTGAGCATTTTAAGGAAAGAGTTGCAGTTGGATTAGGAGTTGCTCCTCACCACTTGGGAATGACAATGAATGGTGGAAATAGGGCAATGTCTGAAAGGTTAGATACTGCACTTTATGACAAGATTAAGAATTATCAAAGACTATTTTCTGAAATGGTTAGATTAAATATCTTTAATGAACTTTTGTTTGAGGGTGGATTTGATCCAATTGTCAATCCATCCAATTCGGGAATATCTGATAGATGCTTCTTTAAGTTTAAGGAAATAGATGTTGATACTCAGGTAAAGAAGGAAAGTCATATCATTCAAAAATTTGTCAATAATGTTATGACCTTAGATGAAACTCGCCTTGCTCTTAATATGGATCCTGAAGTAGATAAGAAGGAGCTTTATGCTGCCCTGCAAGGTAAAGTTCAAGTAGACATCTCTAAAGAACAATCTAAAAATATGCAAAAACAACAGTCTCAGACAGGCTCGCAAGAGCCTACTACAGACAATGCAGATACTCAAGAACCAGCACCTAGGGGGCAGAGAAACCTTCCTAATTCAAGAAGAGGTGTTGGCAATACTATGAGACCCGCAAATCAAAATGGAAGAAGAACTTCTCCAGATATTAAAAGATATGACAACCAATTTCTAATTATGATTGAAAATCTGCTAGATGAGGAGTATAATACTATTACTCCAGAAAAATCTGAAAAAGAAGCAGAGGAAATCATAGATGGAAGAGAATAACCAAAATCAAGATTTTGATTTTAATGATGTTTTAGACAATTTTCGTGAAGCTGTATTTAATGGTCAAGTTAGATTGGCTCTAGAGCAACTTGTTACAATTGTTGATGTTTTTGTAGAAGTTCTTTCTTCAGACGACGAAGATAAAGAGCCTACAAAAGAAGAACCAATCAAAGATGCAATTGTAGCTAAAGATGACAAGAGAGAAACACCTCTTGTGGCAGAGGAAAAGCCAGCTGCAACAAAAAAGATCGCAAAAGAGACAGCTGAAAAACCAGAAGAATAGCAAACATGGAACTTATTATAGGTTGCCCAATTTATAAAAGAAGTTGGATATTTCCTTACTGGATTTCTTGTATTGAAAATCAAGGAATTGATATGTCAAAAATAGGTTTTGTTTTTGAGGTGTCTAGTGATGATCAAGAAACAATTTCTATGTTGCACCAGTACAGGCAAAAAAATCAAAAGTCTCCAATTTTTGAATTAAATGTCAGGGACGATATTGCTCACCATGAGCATCAAGAAAATTCAAGAATGTGGACTATTTCAAAATATGAAAATATGGTTTCGATGAGAAACTCATTATTAAAAACAGTTAGAGAAATATCTCCAAACTATTATTATAGTCTTGACTCTGATGTTTTGATAACAAACCCTTCAACCATCAATTCTCTAATCAGCCACATACAGTCTGGCGCAGATGCCGTGAATACTTTGATGTTCATGACGCCTATTGGCACAATGTATCCAAGTGTTATGAATTGGATGGAAGAAAATCCAGAAAAAGGATATAGAAAAACAGAATATCCTTACGGTGGTTATTTTAAATCTGATATTATTATGGCAGCAAAAATGATGTCAAGGTCAACCTATCAAGACCTCGACTATAAGGTTCATCCACAGGGTGAAGATTTGGGATGGAGCTTAGAAGCTAAGCATAAAAACAAAAACCTATACTGTGCGTCGTATATTTATACTCCGCATATTATGAATAGGGGAATGTTGGCAGCATTTCTAAGCTCTGGCGATGATAGAAGTAAGCTTGCGCAAGGTGTGCAGGTTTAAGTATATATTTTCATATAAGATTGTTCAATCTTATAAAAAGTAATTTACTATAAGTTTTGAATTTAATGTATTTGGAGCAAATATGTCTTTTGATTTCGTAGAAAATTTCACGATTGAACTCCCCAACCTTGCAGAAAGCGATTATGATTTTTCTGAAGGATTTAATGATAACTACGGATTGATTATTGAAGTCGCTGCTATACACGAGCGGACTTACTGGAAACTATAATAACTACTCTGCTGCAGAGTTGGAAAAAGCTCTTCAATCTTGGGTTGATCCATATCCAAAGCCAATTATCTTAAATCATGATTTAAACTCTGAACCAATTGGTAGAGTTATCGCTGCTAGAATGGATAAGGAAGAAGATGGAGCAGCTTTTGTTAGACTTCAGATTGCCATTACCGATCCAGTCGCAGCACAAAAGGTATCTGATAAAAGATATCTAACCGGTTCAGTAGGCGGAAGAGCTGGAAAAGCAGTTTGCTCTATTTCTGGAGAAGACCTCGCTGCAGAGTCAGCCGACGGAAGACCAAAACTTCCTAAATACAGAAGAGGTCAGGTCTATAAGGGTAAATTGGCGTTTATTGATATGCAGGATATTTCTTTTAAAGAGTATTCGTTTGTCAATCAACCAGCAGATCAAAGATCTAGTGTAAGATCTTCAAAGAAGTCCGATGGTCAAGTAGCAGTTGCAGACTCAGAAAATTGGGTTGCAAAGAGCTCGGCCTTTGTGCTTCATATGAATGAAGAGGATATTGTCTCAATAAGTGAACATCAATCAATTTTGTCTTCTTTAAAGAAGAAAGAGTCAAAACCCCTCTATATGCATATGAAAGGGGCTTTTCTGTCAGCAATTGCGATACAGGAGAGCGAAAATAGTAACAGTGACAACACTTCATTACTATCTAATGAGAATAAAGAGAAAGATAGCCATGAGGAGATTTCTAGCATGAGCAATGACAACACTGTTGAAGACATTCTCGCTCAAGTTGAAGAACTTAGTGAAGATCTTTCTGTTATAGCATCAGAAGCAGTAGCAGAAGATTCTCCAGAAGAGGAGAAGGTCGAAGACACAGACGCTAACGAAGAAGCTTCCGCTTCAGAGGAAGCAGACAAAGAAGAAGGTTCTCATGAGGAATCTGAAGAGGCTGGCGAACAAGATCCTGAAACAAAGGATGAAGTTGAACCAGATTCTGCAGAAGAATCAGAGGAGTCTGAACCAGAAAACGGCGACAGCGACGAAGAGCCAGCTGCTGGTGAAGACGGTGGAGAGGCTGAGGAATCAGATACAGACCTCAGTGAAGATAATAAAATTACTGAGCAAGAAGTTGAAGAGCTTAAAGCAAAGGTTCAGTCACTCCAAGAAGAAAACAGCAAGCTCAGAAAAGCACTACATCGTACTTTGGCTGAAAGAGTTGTTGATACAAAGATAGCAGTTGGAACAGAGTCAATTGAAGAAAGAGAAGAATTAATTGCAGATCACATTAATAGATCAGCTAGTTCTCTCGCTGATTCTTTGAGAGACTTGGCAAAAATGCCAGCTGTTAAAAAAGATCTTCATGGCTTTAGTCAGTCATTGATGGAGAGCGAAGTTGTTCTTGAAAAAGAAGATAACGTTCTCTTGGTAGAAGAAGATGAAGTATCACACAAGGCTCCTAGACAGCTAACAGCAGAAGAACTGTTTGTAGATGCTCTTATGGGTCGTCGTAAACTTTAATTATAAAAATATAAGGAGAAACTTAAAATGAGTTTAGCAAAATTTCGTAAAGTAGGCACAAAAACCGGATCAGGTCGTTTTGTTGTCTCAGAAGGTATCGCTCCCGCAGCATACATTCTTCCTAGCGTTGCTCTTCCAACCTGGTATTCAGATTCAGAAGATGATCGCTTTGAGATTGTTATTCCAAAGGGAACAATCCTTTCAGTCGTTACCGTAGGTGGCGATTCACGCTTCGTTCCTGCAAACGGTAGCGCTTCAAGCGTTACTTGGGGTGACACAATTTCAGGTTGGGATCCAACCGCAGGTGCAACTCCAGTAGCAGGTGCAGCAGGTGACACACAGGCAGTTGCTGCCCGTTCACTCCCAATCGGTTGCGCACAATATGATCTTTACAGACCATTTGATAAGGGAACCTCACAAGGTGCTGGTTTCATTACAAGAGGTTACGTAGAGTACCCAATGGTAACTGGTGTTAACGCAGACATCGCTGCTGGTGATCTCGTTGCCGCTGACTTCATGGGCCGTCCAAGAAAGCTTTCCACAGCTGATAAAGCCAGCTACCCCTGGCTAGAGGTTGGTAAAGTTATCGAGGTTGAGACATTTGCCACCAACTTTGATGACGGGTTGCTTTCATACATGCAACTCCCATCAGATCCAGGTGCACTCAAGACTGTGTATGAACTTACAAAGTCTGGAACCTACCAGGGTAAACTTGGCATCCGTTCAAACCTGGATGTTACAAACGTAGTTGGCGCATTCCGCGTTAATCTAACATTATAAGAAAAACAAAGAAAGATAACACAGGAGGATAAATCCTAAGATGAGTAAGACAATCCAAGAACTCCTCTCAGGGCTCCCAGCTTGGGAAGCCGCATTAGCTGAGGATGGGTACATTGATACAGATAACAGAGTTACCATTAAGGAAGCATTTGGTTCACCAGACGCAGCAATCCTTTTCCCCAAGGTAATCTCTCGTACTTTAAAGGAAGCAGCAGAGCCACAACTTCTTGTGACCCCTCTACTTTCAACCGTACGCCTTGGCAAGGGGCGTTCTCTGGAGTTCCCAGCCGTTAATGCAATTCAAGCAGCAGAGATACCTGAAGGACAAGAATATCCAGAGCAGGCACTAGCCTTTGCAAAGCAGATTGAAGGAAAGGTTTCCAAGAAGGGTGTTAAGCTAGCATTTACCGAAGAAGTAATTGCTGACTCCCTCTGGGACATCGTTGGACTTCATGTTCGCGCTGCAGGCCGTGCAATGGCTCGTTTGAAAGAGCAAATTGCTCTTAGTCGCTTTAAGGATGCAGCTACAGTTGTATTCGACAACGACGGTGGTACAGCCACCACTGGTAAAGGAATCGATGGTGCCGCAAATGACACCATCACATGGGATGACGTAGTTGACATGGCAGCAGTGCTCATGGCAGAAAAGCACATTCCAACCGATTTCATCCTACACCCACTCATGTGGTCAGTGTTCCTTAAGGATGCAATCTTCCATACCGGCGGTTCAGCTGCAGCTGTTAACACCAGCTGGGGATATCGTCCACAATCAGAAGGAGCAGCTCTCAATGCAACAGCTCCAATGGGCTTGAACGTAATTGTTTCACCTTTCGTAAGCTTCACAGCTAAGAGCGGTGGCACACCTGCCAAGTCAGACCTATTCTTGATTGACCGCAACGAAGTGGGAACACTTCTTGTTAAGGATGATATGTCAACAGATCAGTTCGATGATCCAAGCCGTGATATCCGTCAAATGAAGATGAAAGAGCGTTATGACATCGTGATGCTCGGTGACGGTGAAGGTATTACCGTTGCTAAGAATGTCAGCCTCGCACGTAACTACGAGGTCACTGTTACTAACAATATTGGTAACTAATAAGCCTTAGGGAAGTTATAGTTACGGCTCCCTAGTGGGGAGAGGGCGGTGGTTTAATTATCACCGCCCTCTTTCTTTTTCTATAAAAGTAGTTACTATCTATTTAGAAATATTGTGTAGGAGTGTAAAGTGGCTCTAAATCTTATTGAGTATGCAACAGTTGGACCAGATGTAGTTGTTATAAAATTTGCTAGAACAGTAAAGATTAGTTCATTGGTAAATGCTAATTTCATTGTAGAAACGACTGATTCTACTCCATTAGTTGTCTCTAATCCATTTAAAACAATTACAACTTTAAATGATTATAATCAAATATCTAGATTATTAAAGCTTTATTGGAATACTGTTCTTCAAGGGCAAAAAGAGTATTATATTAGGGTTAATGGATTAGTTGATGCATCTAATCAGATTATACCAGAAGAAAAGATTAAATTTACAGTAGAAGACGCAGCAACGCCTACTTCTATAGCAACACCAAAACCACCAGTAATTGAGCAGATACTTGTAGAGGATCAATCAATTCTTGCAGAACCCTATACAACTTATCAGATTATTGCAAAAAATCCAGATTTTTATATAACTTCTGTTGAACCAGAAAATGGAGATTTTTATTTAGAGAATAATTACAATGATGGAAGAGTAATTATATATTTCAACGAAAGACCAGCTTCTAACTTCTTAAGTTCAAGGTTCTTTAAAGCTCAAAGAAAAAAAATTCAAAGAACGCCATCTAGATGGGAAAATATTAGCGCTAATGTGTCTTTACATTCTTGGAAGCCTGAAGTATATGTAGACTTTCCATCACTTGGTGATGCAACTCCATCCTACTTTACCGATGGAAAAGATTATTTTGAATCAGGCTATAAGTATAGAATTATAGTTTCTGAAAATGTGGGAATATAATAGATGTCTAATTTTATTTATGGAAAGACAAAAGAAGCTATTTTAAATGGAGAAATCAATTTTTCTTTACATCAGTTTAAGGCGGTATTGGTTAACTCTAACTATATCCCCTCAATTAATGCTGATCAGTACGTTTCAGACATCCCACTAAATGCCCTAAGCACTAGAACGAATTTTTTTGTCAATGTTTCAAACACTTTAGGGACAATAGACGCAGAAGACTTAGCAATAGCAAGTCATGATGGCTCTGCATTTAATGCAGTAGTTATATATAGAAGCAATACTTCAGATTCAGACTCAAGGTTAATAGCTTATATTGGCACAGCTGAAGGAATTCCATTTAATGGAAGCAATAGTAATGACGTACCAATTACTATAGTCTGGAACAATGAAGTTGGAAAGATTCTATCTTTATAAAAGAGGAGAAAAATGGCTACACAATATCCTTCTGGTTTGGATAATTTTGTTAATCCGACACCAGCAGACAAGTTGAATTCAACTACTGTACCACACTCAGATCAGCACGCAAATTTAAATGATGCAGTTGAAGCTATACAGACTGTTTTAGGCTTGAACCCAGCAGGATCACACCTAACAGTAAAAGACAGAATTATAAGCGCAGAGAGTCAAATATCAACGCAATCTGTTCTTAATGGTTTAAATGATGTTACTATCTCACAAGTGGGTACTGGCGATTTGTTGCGTTTTAATGGTTCGCAATGGATTAATTACTCTGAAGAAAATTTAGTTGACGGAGGAAACTTCTAAAAATGGCAAATACAATTAGAATTAAAAGAAGGGCTGATGGATCAGGTTCTGGGGCTCCGTCAAGTTTGGCAAATGCCGAACTAGCATTTAATGAGCAGACAGATGTTCTTTATTATGGTGAAGGAACAGGTGGCGCAGGCGGTACTGCAACAGCAGTGATCGCAATCGGTGGATCTGGTGCTTTTACAACATTAGATACTGCACAAACAATTTCTGGTTCAAAAACATTTAGCGCAGCAGTTACAGTAGGAACTCCAACTTCTGGATCACATGCAACTACAAAAGATTATGTTGATACTGCTATTTCGACAGCAACTGCCACAGAAGTCCTTCAAGATGCTATTGGCGCAATGGTTTCTTCAAATACCGAGTCTGGCATCTCTGTTACGTATGATGATGACGGCGGTAAGCTTAACTTTGATGTTAATGATCCACTAATTACAATTGCAGGTGATGTTGACGGTTCTGCCACTATGACAAATCTTGGTAACACCACAATTACCGTTACTCTTGATACTGTCAACTCAAACACTGGTTCATTTGGTTCTACAACTAAAATTCCAACCTTTACAGTTAATGGCAAAGGTTTATTGACAGCTGCTGGAGAAGTAGATGTAGCTACAAATCTTGTTGTCAAAGGCGATGCCGCAACAACTGAAACTGTTTCTCTTTTAACTGACACCTTATCAGTATTAGGTGGAGAAGGAATAGACACAACAGTTTCAG